CGGGTAATGGTGCTGGCGTAAATATTTGGTTGGCCGATTGCTGCTTACCACCGAACAACCTAGATAGCCCGAAATTAGCTGCGCTTCCTGCTATGCTCCCCAATACACTGCCCATGGCTATTTCCTTGTCTCGAACACGGCTTTGCTCAGATTGTGTGACGTACCGACCCGCCTAATTATTCCGTGTTTGCAAATCATCTCAAAAAACCTCTTGTCGTCCCCTTCTGCAAATCCAATCATGGGGAAGTCTTGCCTTGTCTCATTTAGAAAGTTCACCGCACCCTCAACCCTGGTTCGCGGGGTTGCCCAATCAAACCAGACAACTCTATCAAGTATTAAATAAGGCGCCAGTTTCGGGAGGGGATGTGCCCAGAACCCGAATACCATTCCAACAGGCTTGTCAGCCAAGAGCGTCCAGATCGCATGGTAGGCTTGCGTTACCTCGTTGCTGAAGGCATCCCTAAATTCTTGCGGAGACAGTTCCTCGGCAAAAATATCACCAAATGCACCACGCTTATATGCCGCCCAAGCAAACTTCAAATCTTCTACCTGCGTAGGACGAAATTTGGGTTTGCGTTTGAGTGTCTTTTTTAAGCGCCACTTAGGACGCGGCTTTAAATCTGAGGAGGATTTCATTAATATCTATATCGTTGACGCCTGTTGATTTCACACGAATCTGGAATTCATTTCCTTGGCCAGGAGGGAAGAACTTCTGCCTAGCAAGCCGGCCACTCGCTGAGCCCCAATAAATGTCCCCACCCCAATAAATGTCCCCACCCCAATAAATTTGATCCGTCAAAGCAGGAAGGGATACCGTAAGGCTTTCGTTGAAAATACTTTCACCGGCATATTCCATGATGATTTCAACGTCAGCAGCTACGCTCTTGCGGTACTTAATATGACCCTCAACTTCATAGGCCTGAGCATCCAATGGTGCTGAAAACAATTTAGACAAAAACTCTGTCTCAATATTTGTATTTCCGCCGTCCCCAGCCGCCCCTGATCCTTCCATGCGATAGATGTTTCCAGAGGAGTCCCCCATAAAGACATATTCAAGCCCGTCCGAAGGATCGAGCATTGACTGAACAAAGGTCGGCTGAAAGTCCAGAGAATGAGATGTTTCCCACTTCATCCATTCAGAAACCTGACCGCCCCGCATAGCTGTCTGAAATGCCCAAACCTCACCTTGGCTTTCGGGGAATAGATAAACTCTATTTAACCGAGAGTTGTAAACTGTCCTCCAGCCCGTATAGGCTTCAATATCAGGGGAGATATTAACGCTTAAGTCATCAGCTTCCGAGTCTCCGAATCTGTCTGTATCACGAACAGACTCCAGTCGGCCCTGTCGACCGTAAATAATATCATTCCCGATATATGCGAGAGATTCATCACCACTCGCAGCGGAGCCAGGATAGAAATCATCAAACTTGAAGTCCGTTGCGTCGAATCCGGTAAGATTGAATATCTGGCCCTGCTCTGAGCTTACGATAACTGATCCAAAGGCCTCGACAACACCATTGATTGGCTTTAGATCAGGGGTTAAAAGAAACCACGGATCGGTTAATGTAACGCCTGAGGCGGGCCTTTGGGACACCGAAATAACTGTATGGTCGCCGCGCTCTGAGCCAACAAGCATATGCTCCACAGTTGCCGAGGCATCTTTGATATGTCCAAAAATTGCCCGCTCATTGGATACGTATAGATATTTAGCTAAGAAGTTACCAAATCCGCTTCCTGCTTCATTTGTAAAAGAGGTATTGGAAAGTGTAGTCCCGTCCCACTCTAAAACAGTCGAAGCAAGGTTCAAATCTGTCAATAGTAACTTATCGTCCAGTGTCCAATTATGCGATCTCCAATGCCCTCTTAACTTAGAGGTAGAGGAAACGGTAGCGGCTCCGGTCACATCGGTAAACGTTGTATCTCCATCCCACTCATAGACAACACCGGCTGATTGAAATAAAGTAGAAACCGTTCCATCGGCCTTTAAAAGGGACCCGCCCCCTCTGATCTCAGACGTATTCGGAACCGTCCCTATAAGGTCAAAGGGCTTCCTGTTTCTTAATTCACGATTCTGAACGTCAAGCTGAAAGTTCTTACCTCCAGCGGCCTCACGAGCGTCAATCTCATCCTCTGATGCACGCGTGTGCAGTCCACCACCGAACTTAAGAGTCACATCGAATTGCTGAGGGCCTACTTTTTCAACCATTAGCGTGGCGAATAATCAGTTTTAGGAATGACTTGATTCAGCAATCGAGCAGCGCGACCAAGATTCACGGAAAACAAATCCCCGTCAAATTCATTGCGCATTTCTCGTTTCCACAACTGAACCCACGCGGGAATCATAGCCCTAAACACAGCATTTCCAAAAGGCACAGTATCAGTAGAAAGAGTTAATTCTAAATCTTTATCATATTGATATGTATAAATCTTGCCGTTTTCTTCTGATCTCGGAATTCGATCAAGGTATAAAGTTCCATCCACAGGACTAATAGTAGCAAAATGCGGCTGCCCATCATCATCTTGTTCGGGGTCATCGATTAACAATTGATTGTACCCACCAGGATATTCTAAGATAAATTGATTATTGGTCTTATCAATCAATGGGAACCGTAATTGAACAAGATCAGTAGCTAGAGTGTAATCCCTGTCACTTGTAACAAGAGTAATAGTGGATTCAGCCTGCTCTTGCGGGTGTGATTCCCCAGCAGATGAATACAATTCGTCAATGCCCTCATTAACAACTTGAACAGCAATATCAACCGCTCTTTGCCGGGGGCTATCCGTGAGCGATGTCAAGTCCCCAGCGTCCCCAGCGATAATCCCTGTTCGGGTCAGAATTTCATTGACACAATTAAGAAGCGATTTCATCTGCTATCTTCTGCTCCAGTATCGCTTTGGTATCTTTGTTTGACTGTTTAATGCCGAGCCTTTTAGCTTCAGCTTTCAATTCATGCATTTTCTTTGGTTTTTCTTTTGAGGGCTGTTTTTTTTCTGTTTTAATCTGACTCCACTGGGCTTCCAAATCAGACAAAGCATCTTTCTGCTCTACTTCCTCCGCAACCGGGGCTGGGGGAATTTCATTAAAGGCGACCCTCTTCCAGTCATCGTATGGAGGAACCACAAGACGTCTAAACGCACCCAGCGTTGCCCTCATGGGTCGAGGCATCCTGGCTGGAGGGTTGTTTTGAAAACGCGCGCGCATCAATTGGGCAGGCATCTCCGGGTCAATATCCTCTCGGCTCTCCAAACGAGCCAGATACTCCAACTCTTTGCGTGTAAATTTCTCGAAAATTCCACGAGGGTCGATAATCTCTTTAAGTGATGCGCCCATAAAATCCTCTAAAAGAGGCGGGGAGCCGAAGCCCCCCGCTAGTTGGTGAACACCGATCAATTTGTGAGGTTAGTTGCTCCAGAGCGAAGCGCCCTTGACCAGTTAGAATTAAGAACCGAACCAGTAAAGAAGGCTTTCCACGCAATTGTAGAAATCTCATTGAACGGATCAGACGTTCCGCCCGAACCACGTTCATGCTGGATAAGCTCCCAACCGCCTGTGTTATCACCGGCACGATAGACACCATCAGTATGACGCTGGCCAAGGCCAACGGAACCAAAAGCATCCTGCCCGTAACAAACGGTCGTATACAAGTCGGCTGCCGCAGACGTTGCGTTGACATCCGAAGCGGAAATAGCAACACCAGCACCAAGATCAACACTGGCATCTTCCGAAAGAATGAAACGCAGACCGCGACCGGCCTTGGAGTAGTATCCAAACTCACCCATAACGGTAGCTGTCTGACCGGCATAAGTCTCAACCGACTTAAACCCAGTCAGGCCAGAAATATCCACCGCAACGTCAGGGTGACACAGCGCCCAATAGCTCGGCAAGATCGGCGCAGTACCGATATTGGTCGAACCAACAGTCATGGGGCTGAACATACGAGCCGAATTATTCGTCAGCTCGTTGATGATGCGGTTGAAGTCATTCACAACCGGAGGCAGCTTGGTGACGCCATCACTGGCACCGTTACCAGAATACCGCTTGGTTGCGTTGTCTTCCATGACATCGCGCATCAGTTGGTTAAGGGAGCGACCCGCAGATTCACCCAAAACAGCAACCAGCTCGTTGGTTGTGCCGTTCGGGTTATAAAGGTCGACTTCCTCATTAACGATGTAGAACTGGCCATATTTTGCCAAAGTCGCCGTAACATCCGTGAAAGACGGAACATCAGCGTCACGACCCTGCATATATGCAGCGTTACCAGTCAGCTCAGAAAGTGCCGTAGTAGTCGGCGTTTCCTGTTCGATACGACGCCACTTAATCGTGGACGTACCCATCTGTTCGTTAATCGTACCCGGCATAGTACCCGCAAAATACGGGGCCATCTGCTGCGCACGACGCAAAAAAGTTTGGTTAAAGACTACATTAACTGGCTTTTGTAGCTCAGTATCAGTAGCTGTTATTGTGAGAGCCATGTTTTTCTCCTATGGCATGGCTCCCGCTTTTAAAATCCGGGGTTTTGAATCCCCATCTTTTGCATGGCTTCGCGCGCCTCAGCATCACTCATGCTAGAAAAGTCTGGCGCGTCGCCACTATCGGGAGCCTTATTCGACGCTCCCCGAACGGCTTGTGTGACGGCCTCACGATCCTCTGTTGCAGCTTTATCCGGCATAGACTGGAACTTCTTATTAAAGTCTCGGCCCAATGCAGAAACCACCTTGTTAAACCCAGAGGGGTCTTTGTGGCGGCTCTCCCATGCCTTTTGCAGCTTTGGTTGCTTCCTCGCCGCAGCGTCAACCCAAGCCTCCACGAATGTGTCATCAAAAAGCTCGGGGTCCATATCGCCCCGGACCTTCCCAACAACAGTCGTCATGTCGTTTTGGAATTGCTGGTCAGCGAGTTGCTTTTCAAGCTGCGTCAGTCTGGTTAGAGTCTCGTTATCCGCCGCCTGTTCGGGCGTGGATTTGGCTTCTTCCTTGGTCCCCTCATCGAATTGATTTAAAAGGCTATCAAGGTCGTCGCCGTCATCCTGTGCGCTAGACTCCTCCACGGCAGGCTTTGCCTCCGGTTCGGTTTCTTCAGCCACAGTTTGCTTGTCTTCGCTCATGATTTCTCCTCATCGCGAATTAAAAAAGGGCTTCCGCCCTATAACCCGTTGGGTTATTCTTGAAATGGTTTGCCGGTCAGGAATTCGACCGTTTGCTTATATTGATCTAGTCGACCGCTATAATAACAGTGATCCGCACCTACAACTTCGATAGGCTTATGAGTTCCCGAATTGGCTGGTTTGTAGGGCCGTAGAGACGACCCCGGCAAGGCCTGGATCAATTCCCTGAAGTTCGGATGATCCCGCAGCGTTTGAAGTAGCTGCGTCACTGTTGGTAACGGTGTCAATGTCAGTCCACTTTCCGTCCCGCAGGACTTGTTTAATAGCTTCTGGAATGTTTACGGTTGGCGGATTGCCCTGAGCCTGACTGATTTGGTCCATCTGGGCTGCGAGGTTGAGACTATTCAATCTTGCTTGATTCTTGGCTGCTTCCTCTGCAGGCCCGCCAGCACCAAACCACTCAAATATAGATTTCTCTGGCAGCGCGTCTTTTCCTATATCTACATACCCACCGTAGGCATCAATGTAAAACGACGCTGTGTCGTTCGTACTGAGGGCCTCGCGACCCATTTTATAGGCCATGTCAAGCCAGCGGGTCATTGCGCCCTTACCAGTCTGACGAACGTAATTTACTGTTCTTACGGAACCTCTTTGGAGTTCGGCATCTTTTGCAAAAGCGGTTGTATGAGAAACGGTCTGAGCGCCCAATCGGGCAGGTAAAATGCCCGTCAATTCAGCGTAAAGGTTAATCGCAAGCGTGAGGGTGTTCGCTAGGGTCGAGGGATCGCCGCCCACTTCTGTATGAACGTTCAAATTATCTATTGTGCCCCATTTCGCATATGGATGAATAATCGGTCCACCTTGCGCTGCGAAAATCTGATCGTTTCTATCATATCCAACCGGAGGTGCGTTTTTCAGCATTGCCGCGTCCATCAACCTATTAAGGGCGTCCGTAGCCATAATTTGAACTGGACGGCCTTTCTCTAGTGGAGAGGTCGCGTATGGAGAATCAATATGCTCATGATGATACGGGAATAACAGATACGAGCTAAACGGTTGTTTTCTAAACCTAAATCTTACTATACCCTTGGTAGCTTTTTTGTCTTTTCCTTCCGACCCGACGACCACGGTAACAATTGCACCAGGAATGGTCATGCTTCTGGTAGTTTTACGAGGAACGACTATATCGCCTTCCATTTCCAGAAGCGTTATAAAGCCATCATCATCTGCTTCGATATTCTTCAAATTGGCGGGCATCCAACCGCCGTCTTCATCATCTGGATCGGTAGAGCCTTTATTAGCCGCAAGAATCAAATCTTCCAAGCGCAGGTGGTCTTCAATAATATGCGCCTGCCCAAGACTCTGAGCCGAATGCATCGACGGAGGAGTGTCGTCCAGATAGGTCTTCTTTATCGAAACCGGCACGAAAATGGGAATTCTTTGTTTTTCCTTCTTTACTCCTCTTGATTCGTGGATGTAGATATTCTTTGTTTCCATCCGGGCACGGGCAACGCCCATTCCATATTTAAAGGCTTCCGCGTCTACGTGGTTGGTTCTTGTTTCAAAGTCATATTGACGCATGTGATGCAGAAGAAAGCCCTCAGCGAGCTTGTCTGCGTTGTCTTGGTCTATTTGAGAGGGAACCTCGGCCTTATCACCAAGAATTAAAGCCCCAAAGTCAATTTTATCAAGAAAATCATCCGTTAGCTCAGTGTGGGCGCGAAACCACGGCCCCACATCGGGGAAACGAAATCTGCGAGCATCAGCGTTTAAAACTTCCAAAGCCTGAGCCTGTAGCGGCAGTTCCATTTCCGCCATCCACAGTTTTTTAGTGTCAACTTTTCCGTTGGGAAGCTTTTTAAATTCAACATCAGGGATCATCGCGAGTTGACGGT